TTCTACAGAAATTTCTTCATTTCCGCTATCAATTGATGCGAAATATAAATCTACTGATGTTAAAGTTGCTCCATTAACATCCGAATTTGTTTCTATTTCTGATTGATTACCTAAGGTATTACCAACAATAAATGTTTGTGCCAGTGGATCTGAGTTTGTAATTATTGATATATTAGGAATAACTTCCTCACTAATAGCATTTCTTATACTTCTTGATTTTGTTCTTATCTTTGATAGTGGTCTTTCAAATTTAATATCAGTTTCTTTGGAAACATAATTTGTTTCTGCTTTAGACTGTGGAATATTTGATATAGTGGGTAAACCTGAAGAATTACTAGATATGGTATCAGATCTAAATATAGAATTTACTTTATTTGTCTTACTGGTTGTTAAACTAAAAGTTTTAGTTCCAGTAGGAATTCTAACTGCTGGTTTTGGTGTGGAATAAGGATTTTTGATAAAGAAAGTTCCTATCAAATCTCCATAATTATCGGAAATGAGTCTTATTCTTTTAACAAAGGAAGTAGCACTGCTAGATTGACCAACTAACTTCATTCCCCTTGTAATATATCCATAATATAAACCTTGACGTAAATCTGCAAGAGAAGAAGTATCAACATTAAGAACTTTAGAAGTAGTTCCATAAGTAGATGTCAATGTTAAAGTCTTTTTATATGGATTAATTGTATATTTTTCTGTTGGATTATCAAAACGACCAGATTTGTGATTTTGGTTACAAACTCTAAATCTTATTTTAGCAACACCATCAATATATCCAATTACAGTTTCACCAACCTCAAATGATCCAGTAGAACCATCAGTGGAAAGAGAAGAATCTGATGCAATTTCAATTAATTTTGGAATTACATCAACATCAGAATTTCCATCTAAGAAATGGTAAAATTTAGTATTTGGTTTCAGATTAAATGCTGTAAATTCTACATTTCTAGATCTCAAATAAGATTCGGTTACTTTACCTACACTAGTATTATCATTACCAGTATTTACTAAGTCTGTTTCTTTTTCAATTTTTACATTTTTTTGTATTTTTTTATGATTGATATTTCCTTCAATTGTTCTAAACCATGTGTCACTAGGAGGATTTAATAAAATTTTTCCATTATAAGATGGAATTCCGAAGGAATTTACTTTTTCGGTTTTTGTTGCAAATGGTTGCTCAATCCAATCTTTGTGGGTATATGCTAATGTTAAAGATTTTCCTGTTTTTTGAATAGAAGAATCTTTCAACACAAAATTTTCATTCAAGTCTAAATCGTTTATAGTTGTATTATCTCTCGAAACGACTAAAGAATCCAAGGAATCTCTTGATATACTTGGTAAAAGATTTTTATACTCACCATCGATCAATACTGTAGATAAAAAACTATCAATCTTTGAAGAGTCGGAAAAATCATCTACAAAAAATCCTGACTTAAATCTATCTCTTCCTTCAGAATCTTTAATTTGTAAAGACTGAACGTTTGCCTCCAGTAGAGACAAACTTGTTACTTCTTCAAGAACCTCTACACGATCTTCTATGAGACTAATATCTCTCATAGTATATCTTTTATTATCTACAGATATTATTTCTGCATCTTGAGGATCATAAAGATATGCTGGTAAATTGATTGTACCCAATTCCAACATGTCTTCTCTGGTTTTTGGTTCTTCTGGATTTTTTGATGGGATTCCCTTATCGACCAAAAATTCTCCAGTTGTAGTTAAATAAACTTTATCAATTCTTGGTAAATAGAAATTCTGTGATAAAATAGAACTTTCTCCTGCTGCTAATAATCTTGAAGGGTTGGAGTTAAATGCCCCAGTTCTAGATGCAAAGTCAAAGGGAGATCTATTGGTAGTTATATCAGGATTAAATGTTTCAACTCTAGGTCTAAAATCTAAAGTATCAGTTGCTCTAATTTTTCCGGAAATTAATGGGATGTCACTTAAATATCTCTCTTCTTGATAAGAAGCAACTGTAAATACATCTCCATCTTCATTAGCAGGAACGGAATAATGATCAAAAACGATCATTATTGTTCTGGATGGTTCTGAAGAACTTTCACTTCTAACAATCTTAGAGTAATCGTAATATTGTTCTTTTTGACCCCTGTCAAGTTTAAATGAGGTTGAAATATCTTTATAACTTCCTTTTATAATTGCTTCTAACGTGCTATTAATATTAGATTCTTTGAATTTTACTGGTTCACCAACATTAAATTTTTGATTATTTAAATAAACAATTCCTAAAGTATCAGCAGACGATGATGGAGTAGTAGTTACATTTGCAACCACTCTAGCTACTGCACCACTTTCTGTTCCTATGATATTTTCACCAATAATGGCATTATTACTAACATCAGAAGAAGATGGGAATTGAAGTCTATCTAAAACTGGATTGGATTTATTTAAAGATTCGTATACACAAATAACCTTTGCAGCATCTGGATAATTTAATGAAATTTCTTCATCTTGAACTCGTAATCCATAATAATTATTAAAAGTTAATCCATCATTTTTTGAAGTATTTTCGTTTGATCCGGATTCTTTAAATTTTGATCCGGATACAAATGTAACTGTACTTCTATCATAATTTTTAACTTTACTTTGAATGTTATTTTTAAGTACCGTTACATTAACAACAGAGTCATTAAATGACAAAGTATTATCTAATCCTTTTATAGTTAAATTATTTCCAGATATAGAGATAGAATCACTAGTAATTCTAGGTATGCTTCCATTTGCATAACCTACAGTATATCTTTCTTCATCAAATGCTGGCCATGTTATCCCATTAATGTTTGACAAATCTCCAGATGTTGATAATTGCAATTCATCATCAATGTTAACATTTTTTCCAACTATCTGTTCATTCAAATATAAATTTGAAGATGATAAATCTATTGAAGATGTATTCTTTTCTGGTAATAATGCATATAACTTACCAGAACCTCTAATAGTAGGTTGGGCAAGGAATCCAGAAACTTGAGAATCTACAATTTCTGAACCAGAAACAAATAGACCGGGAGATGATGGAATCCCACCATCAAAAACGCCAGAAACAGTTGTTATTCCAGAAACTTCAAACGAAAGTCCATCATTACTAACAGATACAACTCTATTGTAAGTTTCTAGTTTTAGATTGCTTCTTTGATATCTAATAATATTATCAGTTTTTATACCTACAAATTTGCGGCCATTTGCAGTTACTGTTGATATTCCGGAGTATGCCCCAGAAACAGAAATTAAAGATATTCCACCGTTAAAAGAAATTCTATCTAAAACTACATCTGCAATAAAATCACTAGAAGCTCCACCAAAAGGAGTTATTTGTTTTACTGATTTTACATCTCCAATTCCATAACTTTGAACAAATTCTACAGATCTAGAGGATACAATGCCATTTACAATCAAACCCTCCCCTTTTACAAAAGTTCCTGAAGTTTGCCTCAAGAAGATGATATTTGATGCTGAGGAATCTGATTCTAAGAATCCACTAGCTCCTGATGTTGCTCCTTCTACAATAAAAGATTCTAAGTATTCATTTGCAGTTAAATCCGCATTTAGAGTTAATTTTGTATATGTTTGGATGTCATATAATCTTAAATCCCAATTAGTAGAATCATCTAAGTATGCAGAATCTCTTAAATTGAAAGAATATACTCTTGCTTCTCCAATTTTAGATCCAGATCCAAAAAATTGAGAATGTAAATCAATTGTAGATCTAATCTTTGCTAAACTAGTGACATTGTTTACCGTAAACAAATTTCCAATTTCGAAAGAAATTCCTACATCGGGTAAATTTTTAGTATTTCTTGGTTTTTCTACATCTACTATTTCTGTAGATACTTTTTCGATATCATATCCTCTTACATATGCCTTACCTGGAGAAATTTTTAATGATGCCAAATCATCAGAAGGAACATTACCTTTAGATGTTTGTTCATCTTCGAAAAATAAACCATCATTCCCTAAACGATTGTTTAAAGAATTTGCTAAAGTAATGTCAAAAGGATTTATTGTATAATGCCCAGATTCATCATAAGTTCTTTCTGCAAGATAATCTCTAATTTTAGAAAATTCTCCTTTTGTTTCAATTTTTTTAATTTTTCCATCTTCTACCTGAAGAAGTTCTATAAAATTAGTGTCATTATTATCAGATAATTCTTTTTTACTTAAATTTAAAGATATTTTTAATCTATCGGAACCTGGAGATGCAAAGTTAGAAAATCCCTTTGCATTATCATATAAAGATGTATCATCTTTAGCAGATATTATTGTTTCAGTTACAGTTAGACCAACTCTATAAGAAGGAGTATTTGTATAGTAATCTAAAATTATATTTTCATCATTTACATTTACAAAATATCCCCTAACAAAGTAAACACCTTTTCCAATAAATGCTACAGAACCTACAGATGTAGATTCTGAAGAAATAAGAGATGCAAATGCCGTTCCGGAATTAATCGTTGTATTTCCATAAACTACATTATCTAAAGCTGCGAGAGTTTCTCCATCTTGGAACTCTGTAAATTCAAAATTTTGATCAGAATCTAAGTACTTAAGATATAAAGTGACATATTCTACATCATCAGACTCATCGGGAAGTATAACTTTTCTTACCTTTGCCGTTATTCCTGTTACTTCACCTACTATAGTTTTTCCTAAGAAATTTTCAATATAAAGTGATATGTCTACCCCAAATTGAGTTGAATTTAACTTTACGGCAAAGAAATTTGGATCATATCCAATATTTCCAGGAATCACCATTGATCCCTCTTTAAATATAAAACTACCAAAATCTTCTACTTGATTTTGAATAATAGATTGTAAAGTAGTCAGTTCTCTAGACTGAACTGGATATCCTGGTTTGAATAATACTTTGTAAAAATTATTCCCACTATCGAAATCATCGTAATATGGGCCTATGTTTAAATTTGTTTTCTGTGACATCTTTTTTTTAGAATTCCAGGATAATTTTAACGTCTTCTTTTTGTCTAGAGTCTCTTTCAATTAGAGACCTGTTATCAATGTAAATTACCTTTCCAGTACTTTTATTTATCTCGGGTTGAGCAAGCCCATCCTGAAAAGTAACTCCTAAATTTATTTGTTTTGATCCGAGTGTTGTAGTTATCCCACTAAAAGATGTATCTATTGACCCACCAAAAGGAGTTATTTGATTTGAAGATGACTCAAATGGAAAAACTTCTCCTTTATTTGTAATATTATTACTATCAGTCTGATCGAAAAAATTATTAAAATATAAAGATCTATCTTGATAGTACTTTAAAATATTAGTTTCAATGTCGTATGAAGTAACATAACCCCTAGCTATTTTTTCATTACCTAAATTTTGCTCCATAATCGTTCCAACTAAAGGAAGATCATCTGATTCGATAGAATCTATATCTAACTTTAAGGAGTATACGGAAGAAAATGTAGATTCTGTGAAATTTACATTTCTAGAGTTTAATTTTTTGGGATTTTGGAGTATTCCAACCTGAGCAAATTTTGTGTCTACTGGAAAATCTTTTGTCGAATCGTCAAATCTAGAGTAAATTAATATTTTATCAGAACCTAGTTCTATATAGAGGTCATATCCATGCCCATTCGATGGTGGAATGATCGGAAT